ATGTAAGAAAAGAGTTAAAGATAAAGGATGATAATTTAAAGCAACTGCAATATCTTTTATCTAAATCTGCAAAGAGAGATACGATAGTATTTAGGGATACTTTGTTTATAGAGCCTAGTTTAGATATAGACACATCTATTGGTGATAAATGGTATAACATAAGGTTAGGATTAAAATATCCTAACCTTATATATGTGGAACCATCATTTGTAAGTGAGAAATATATTTTTATAAATAAAAATAAAGAAACTGTGATGCCACCTAAAAAGTTTTTCTTATTAAGGTGGCTTCAAAAAAAGCATTGGGTTATGGAAGTACATATAGAGGAGAAGAATCCATATATAAATGAGATAAATAACAAATTTATAAATATTATAGAATAATGGATTTAGGTATTTTAATAACAGGTGCTGTAGGAATGATGACAACTATAGTTAGCGGATTTACTTCATATATATTTACAAGAAAGAAATATATTAGTGAGGTAGATAGTAATTATATAAAGAACATGGAGAAGTCTCTTGAATTTTATCAAAAAATAACTGAGAGTAATGAGAAGAAACTTGAACATATCCTTAAAGAGAATGAGAATATGAGTAATGAGCTTGTTGAACTTAAATCAACAATAAATAGTATTGTAGATAAGATATGTATGAATACAACATGCGCTACAAGATATATAGACCCTAATATACTTAATTACATTAACAAATAATATTATGAATATAATAATAGACAGAAAATGGAAAAAGTCTGAATATACAATAGGTAATATGTATATAGACGATGTATTTTTCTCTAATACATTGGAAGATACTGACAGGGGACTTTACAACCATATGCCTTTATCATATATAAAGTCAGTTAAAATAGATAATATGACAGCTATACCTTATGGTACATATACTATAGATATGGATACAGTATCAAGTAAGTATAGTAGTATAAAATTTTATAAAGACTTATGTGGTGGTAAACTTCCAAGATTATGTAATGTTAATGGATTTGATGGTATACTTATACATTGCGGTAATACAACTAAAGATACATCGGGTTGTATACTTGTAGGTAAAAACTCTATAAAAGGTGGAATTACAGACAGTAGGAATACATTTAAGAAACTGTATAATATATTATATAGTGCACATAGCAAAGGTGATATTATTACACTAACTATAAAATAATAGGTTATGGTAAATGTATCTAAATACAAGTTGGCAATACTAGGTATAAAATATATACCTTTTATAATGTTTGTAATAATGTATGTACATGTTATACTTCTTAATATTGGTATTGAACTTGTATATGCTGCCACAATAACAGGATGTGCTTTTATAACTTATTAAATAAGTGGGGTATAAGTGATATTGACAAATTTATAGTTGAAATTACTATGATAGATTGTTTTGGCCTGTAGTATAATATATTTATTCTTATAAATATAAAAATATTATTTATACATATTGTTTTATTATAAATAATTTGTATATTTGTACAGTTTTTAAACATAGAATAAAATTATGGGAGATGAATTTGACCTTGGTAATATCCTTGAACAGGATGAAATCAATGGGATGTTTGATGATTTAGAAGATGAAGTTACTATAGATAATAGTGACGAAGATGTGAATAACGAAGAAAATAACGATGAGACTACTGAGACTATAGATTCAGACAAATTGTTTGATGAGGAGTCAGAGGGCGTAGGTAGTGAAAAAGAAGATATAAATATTGAGGAAGGGGAAGAGACTGAACCCGATGAAGGTAATGGTACTTCTCCCAAAGCAAAATTCTATTCTTCCATTGCCAAAGCCTTGAAAGAAGAAGGTGTCTTCCCTGACCTTGATGATGATGATACTAAAAGTATAAAAACACCATCAGATTTTCTTAATATTATAGAGAAACAAATACAGGAAAAATTTGATGAAAGGCAAAAGAGGATTGACGATGCTCTAAATGCCGGTGTTGAAATATCAGAGATAAAGAAATATGAGAATACCCTAAATTTCCTAAACTCTATCGATGATAACACTATTAGTGATGAATCTGATAAGGGGGAGAAACTTAGACAGCAGCTCATATTCCAAGACTATATCAATAGGGGATATAGTAAGGAAAGGGCTCAAAAGGAGGTTCAAAAATCATTTAATGCAGGGACTGACATTGAAGATGCTAAAGATGCACTTGACAGTAATAAGGACTTTTTTAAGAAAGAATATAAGTCGCTTGTTGATAGTGCAAAACTTGAAGAGGAAAAAGCTGTTAATGAGAGAAAGGAACAGGCTGAAAAACTTAAAAAATCTATCATGGATGATGATAAGTTATTTGGTGAACTTAAAATTGATAAGGGAACAAGGGCTAAAATCTATGATAATATAAGTAAGCCTGTGTATAAAGACCCTGAGACAGGTGATTTTCTCACTGCTATTCAAAAATATGAGATGGAGAATAGAACAGAGTTCTTAAAGAATGTAGGACTTATATTCACACTCACAAATGGTTTTAAGAACCTTGATAACTTACTTAAAGGAAAAGTCAAAAAAGAAGTTAACAAAGGTATTAGGGAATTAGAAAGGGTATTAAACAATACTGCAATACCTACAAATGGAAATCTTAAATATATGGTAGGTGTTGATGATGATCCAGAATCCTATCTTGGAAAAGGTTGGAAATTGGACATCTAGTATATAATAAGATACACTTTTTCTAATTATATATAAAATGGCAGGTAAATTAAACAAATTTCAGATGAAAGGCTTTACTTATTGGGAGGGTTTGACTAAAAAGAACCACTTGGGTTCTATATTCCAACTTGCCCCACAGAAAGCCTCAGACATTATGGTGCAATTGTTAGCATATCATAGAGGTAAAACTTTAGATACATTTTTAAACCAATTTCCTTATAAAGAATTTAAGGATGATTCAGAATATTATTGGGACGTGATCGGCTCTTCAAGAAGAAATATTCCTCTTGTTGAAGCTAGAGATGAGAACGGTAATATTGTTACATCTGAATCAGGAATGATTGGAGCCAATACAGCCCCATTCTATCTTGTTTTTGGTGAAAAATGGTTTGCTATGGGTGAAGTAATCGTGGGTAATCTTAATGAGGTTTATCCATTTAGAATACTTGAAGAACCTAGAGAGGAAGGTGCTAACTATTGTTATAAAGTTGAAGTCATGGCTGGCAATTCAAATGGAGTGCCTGCTGAGCGATTACTTGCTGGAGAACGATTCTCTATTGAGTATGCACCTGTAGAGAGTGAATTATCAAGAGGTGTTGGTGGTGTAAGATTTACCAGCCCTGTATCAATGAGAAATGAATGGAGCACTATAAGAATAAAACATAAGGTTCCAGGTTCTATGCTTAATCAAAAGCTTGCTGTAGGTATTCCTTTAACAAAGGCTACAGATGGTGGCAAAATGACTCATACAACAGTTAATATGTGGATGCACGTAGTTGATTGGGAAGTTGAGTGCCAATTCTCTGAAAGTAAGAATAATGTAATGGCTTTTGGTAGAAGCAATAGAAATGCTAATGGTGAATATAAGAATATTGGTGCTTCAGGAAATGTCATAAAGATGGGAGCTGGCTTATTTGAACAGATGTCCTATGGAAACACTATGTATTATAATACATTCTCTCTTAAACTTATTGAAGACGCATTGTATGAACTTAGTGCATCTAAATTAGGTTTTAATGATAGATATTTTATAATAAAGACTGGTGAAAATATAAATTATAGCGCGCTTGCCAGTTAAGTATGGTAACATACTTTAAGTAAATCGGGAAAAATCGGTAAAGTCCTCCTTAATATTAAGGATAATACCGAGCTAACTTATGCAATAATATGTATAAGCAGTTTAACGCATAGAAGATGAAACTATACTATTAGAATATAAATCTTCCAAGAGTTTCCGACTCCTATGATAAATAGGATGAAAATGTATGCTAAACTATATCAATGGTAAAGATATAGAATCAAAGGATAAAAAGCCTTTGAGTTATCTAAATAGATAATAATTTGGAGCGTGGTGCTTATCAATTCCATAAGGCAGTTCTTAAGTCAGTATCTGGTTGGACACCTTTTGTAATAGATAACAGTTCGACAGGAGTTATTCAGAAAACCACATCACAATTGCATAATAATGCTCTTACTGCTGGTTTCCAATTTACCGAATATACTGCACCTAATGGTGTTAAAGTTAAAATAGACGTAGATCCGTTAAATTTTCGTAGAGCGGCTTAATACAGCAATGTATTTTGAAAAATAGGACAAAAACGGTGAAGTCCTTTTAATATAATGTTTTAATAGGTAAACTATGATAG